ATGTATGACTATTTTGAAGATAGAATGGTATTGGCACCAGCAAGTGGAAAGGAACATTTCCATTATGCTATGGTAGGTGGCTATGTCGCTCATGTTCTTCATGTAGTAGGTTTTGCAGTTCAACTAAAAGACCTTTGGGAAAAGAATGGTGGTAAGATTGACTTTACCGATGAAGAACTTATCTTTGCAGCCATGCATCACGATTTAGGTAAAGTTGGAGATTTACATAATGATTATTATGTTCCACAAGAAAGTGATTGGCATCGTAAGAATAAGGGTGAGATATATACTCACAATGGAGACTTAAATTATATGACAGTTACAGATAGGGCTGTATTTCTTTTAGGACATTTTAATATACCTATGAGTGAATTAGAATATTTAGGTTTAAGATTAACAGATGGTTTGTATGAACAAGGTAATGAGAGTTATTTAAAAAGTTATTTTCCACAAAACAATTTGAAATCTAATATTGCTTACATTTTACATCAAGCAGATATGATGGCAACACACATTGAGTTTAATGAGTGGGAAAGAAGTAACAATGCTAGTAATAAAAGAGTTCAACAGAGTGTAGATAAAATTAAACAGGCTACAAAAACAACTACAAATAAATTTATCAGTAGTGATTCTAAGGGTGAAAATGCTAAAGATTTATTTGATGAGTTGTTTGGAGAAAAGAAATGATATTAGAAATTATATTAGGAATAACCACATTAACATTAGGTTATACAAGTTTTAATCTTTTTAAAAAAGTAGAAAGGTTAGAAGATTGGGTTGAGGATTATTCACAAAGAATAGTGGATGCAGACAATACAATAAAACAAATAGATTCCGAAGGTAAGTTTGAATCTGATGATGAAGTTGGAACTATATTTACAGGTATAAAACAAACTATAAAAGAATTAAACACAATAAACAATAAGGACATATAATGCCAAGAGTAGCGAAAAAAGGTTCACCAAGATATTACTTCAATATGGATACACAAGCGGCCATCATTAGACATAATAAAGAAACAAGGCCTGTTATTCGAGAACGTATCTATAATGAACATATAAGAAATGCATTTGAGAAACTAGCAGAAAATATAATTCACACATTTAAATTTTATTATTTTGATGTTCCAAGTGAAGATGTTAAACATGAAGTGGTATCATTTTTATATATGAACATGCATAAGTTTACCGAAGGTAAAGGTAAAGCATTCTCATACTTTAGTATTGTGGCAAAGAACTATTTGATTCTTCACAATAATAATAACTATAAGAGAATGAAACAACACGATGGTGCTGAAGTTACTGATAGAAAAAGAGATCCAATTTCTGAAATCCGTAGTAGAGATGCTAGAAACATGAAGATTGAGTATGTTGATGTCTTAGCAGACTATTGGAGAAATAATTTAACTACTGTATTTAAACGGAAGAAAGATTTAGATGTTGCAAATGCTGTAGTTGAATTGATGGATATGAAAGAGAATATTGATAACTTTAATAAGAAAGCATTATACATTCTCATTCGTGAAATGACTGGTTCAAACACACAACACATTACAAGAGTTGTAAATGTGATGAAAAAACACCACTTCAAACTACAGGAAAACTACTTATCTACTGGCTCTGTTATTACTACACAAACAGGAAGTTGGTTTGATAGACCTGTGATATAAAATATATATACTTTTTTCTATTGTCGTAATATTTATTATTAACAATATTACAGGTAAATATTATGGCAATAGATTTTGAAGTCTTTGAAGGTAAGACTTTATCTGATATCTTTAAAGACATCTACGACAATTCAAACAAAAATAAACAACAACTCGAAGTATTAATGAAAGAGGTTGTTGGTTTTATTAAAGACGGCGACACAGCTGTTCAAATCATTCCCATGTTGAAAGAGTATTTGGAAATCAATGTGAAGAATGACGAACAGTTGGTTAAACTCGCTACGATTGTTCAGAGAATAGCTACACAAACAAAAACTTCCAATGCAGACGATGAATTTGGTATAACCGATAAAGAAAAAGAACAATTATTGGCTAGTATTAAAGAAGTATCTAATGAGGTACAAGACTATAATGATAAAATTATAAGTAGTCGGGAAGAGTAATGGCACATAGAACAAACAAGGGTAATACTGCTCCCGCCTCAACACAAAGTGGAAGAGGTGGTTTAGTATCAATGAGTTCACTACCTACATTATTAGAGGCTAATAAATCGGTAGAAGAATTTTATGAATTAGAGCCAGTTGAGGTGTTGGAAGTACTTTTAAAAGAACCTATGGTGAATGGAAAGGTTGATTACAAGTATGTAGGTGCGATAAAGGGTAGATTTATATATAGTGAAAGTGGAAAAGCTATAGATGATTGTAATTATTTTTTACCAATAAATCCCAATATAACTACATTACCTGTTGTTGGAGAAGTGGTTATTGGAGTATTTTATTTAAAAAACTTTTTTTATACTACTCAACTTAATTTTTTTGGTAGCCCAAATGTAAATCATCAAATAGGTTTAAGTGATGGTGATGTTGAAAATGTAAATAAATCAGAAGTAGAAAAAGAAGTTGAAATTGGTAAGCATGGTGTATTTTACAAACCAAATTTTGAAATAAGAAAACAATTACCAAAAGAAGGTGATGTTATTATTGAAGGTAGATATGGAAACTCAATACGATTAAGTAGTAATATCATGGGTTCTCCTGATGAAACTCCACCTTTACCAGAAAAAGAGAATTCACCTAATATAATTTTAACTGCTGGTCATTTAATAAATAATGAAGATAGCGAACAATTAAAAGAAGAAAATGACGCACCAATAGTTGAAAATATAGATGAGGATGGTTCAAGTATATATTTAACAACCGACCAACAATTAATATTTACACCAGCTATAGAAAGTCCAGTAGAGACACTATTTGCTCCATTTGAGGGAAAAAATATTTTATTAGATAGTGATAGAATTATTTTAAATACTAAAAATCAGGGTAGTATCGGATTATTTAGTAGTAAAAATATTAGTATTGGTGCTATAGAAAAGGTTGTTATTGAAGCACCAGAAGTTAAAATTGGTAGTGATGACGCAGTAGAACCTTTAGTATTGGGTGATGCATTAAAACAAGTATTAACCGATATACTAACAATAATAGAGAGTGGTTTATTAGCACCAACAGGACCAGTTGTACCAGGACCAGGTGCTGCTTTATTAGCAACACTAAAGGCTACTGGACTAGATAGTATTTTAAGTAAAAAAAATAAAGTTGACTAATGAGTTGGGATATATTTAGGTCAAATTACAAAACAGGATTGGAAAATGGTGAAGATATGGCAACTGTTATTTCAGACAGTTATCATACTTGTATTCAAACTGGAGTACCTGACGGACCAATAAAGAATTTAGCACCAGCCCCATTTGTTCTTGGTAATGTTTCAGGATTAAAAAATATGTTAACATTGTGTTTTTCAACATTTGGTGAAACACCATTGAGTATTGCACTTAACACAGGACTTGTATTATACTGGTTAGGAGGAACATTTGCAACAGGAACTATAATAACTTTACCTGGTATAACTTCAGCTTGGATTGATGATAAAGCAAAGACAAATGAAAGTTTAGATGATACTATAGAAATGATGATATCCTCATTTAATACTCATCTAAAACAAATACAGGGCATAAATAGTGTTGTTACACCACCACCAGCAGCACCAACATTGATGGTTGGATATAAAGTACAAGGATAATTTAAACAATAGGAGTTAGTAATGAAGAAAAGCGATTTAATAAAAATAATCGAATTAGTGGTTAGGAAAGAAGTTAAAAAACAGGTTAAACAGATACTTATTACAGAGAGAGTTACAAAACAACCTACTATACCTAAGGCTATTTCCCCAAAGCCAAAACCAAAACCTAAAGTTCAACAACAATATACAAGTAATGTTGAACTAAATAAAGTTTTAAATGAGACTGTAGGATTAAATTCTAAGTCAGCTGGTGATGAGGAAGAATGGCCAACAATGGGTGGTGGAACTTTTGATAGTACAAAAATGGCAGAAACTTTAGGGTATGGTGATATGACACCTGGTGGTAGTGATGAAGTAAAGAGACAAGTTGGGGCAGTTCAAACTATGAGAAATGCAGGAGTTACTTCGGAACAAGTTCCAGAAGGAGTTGTAAATGCTTTAACAAAAGATTATAGTACCTTAATGAAACATATTAATAAACAAAAAGGTAAGTAATGGCAACAATAAAACAATTAAATCTAAATAACGATTCTTTTTTCGGATTAAAGTTTCCTTTAGAATATAATTCAAGTGATGGTGGTTTTTTTCCAAGAGCTAGAACTATAACTGAACAGGCAACTTCTAATTTAAAAAATTTAATTTTAACTAATAAAGGTGAAAGAGTTGGTCAACCTGATTTTGGTTGTAATGTTACTGATTTTTTGTTTGAACAAATTGCAGAAGATAGTTTTGATTTAATTGAAACTTCGATAAAAGATGCTATAGAACAATGGTTACCATACGTTACAATAGCAAATTTGATTGTAAATACTAATAATCAAAATCCAAATGCAGTATTTATAGTATTAGAATTTACAGTTGATGCAGAAGATCCTAATTCAATACAAACACTAACATTTAATTTTAACACAGGAATGTAAAATGGCAAGAGAAGTTGAATTTGGAACAAATATAAAAACTGTAAAACGAGATATAAATTATTTAGGTAGAGAATTTTCAAGTATTCGAGCTAATTTAATAGAATATGCTAAATCATATTTTCCAAACGCATACAATGATTTTAATGAATCTTCACCAGGTATGATTTTTATAGAAATGGCAGCATATATTGGAGATACACTAAACTTTTACATTGATAATCAATATAGAGAAACACTATTACATAGTGCAGAAGAAAAGAAAAATGTATTTAAAATTGCACAATCTTATGGATATAAACCTAAACTTGCCAATCCTGCTGTTTGTATTGCGGATATTACAGTAGAAGTTCCCGCAGAAATTATTGATGATGATACATATAGAGCGGATTTAAACTATGCCCCAATAATATCAACTGATAGTAAATTTTTAAGTACTACTGGAGTAACTTTTAGGAGTTTAGATGATGTAAATTTTAAAACATCTTCATCATTAGATATTAGAGAAATACAAGTTTCACAAACAGATGATAATATACCAACACACTATAAAATAACTAAGAAAGTATTGTTACAAAGTGGAAACTCCGCTAAACAATCTTTTTCATTTGGTAATGCTGTTAAGTTTGACAAAGTTATTTTAAATAAAGAAAATGTAGTTGAAATTCAATCATGTATTGACGATGATGGTAACAAATGGTACGAAGTTCCTTATTTAGCACAAGATACTGTATTTGATGCAGTTGAAAATAATCCTGTTAATACTCCAGATATGAGTTCGCATTCAGCAGATACTCCATATATGATGAAGTTAATTAAAACTGCTAGAAGATTTACAACCTATGTTAGAAGTGATGGTAAATTAGAAGTTAGGTTTGGTGCTGGTATTAGTAGTAATGCTGATGAAGAAATAATTCCAAATCCAGATAATGTTGGTTCATCATTGGGTAGTGGTATTTCAAAGTTAGACACTAATTTTGATCCAAGTAATTTTTTAAATACTAAAACCTTTGGTCAGGCACCTAGCAATATTTCTTTAACATTTACTTTTAGTCACGGTGGTTCTAACGATGATAATGTATTGTCAAACCAAATCACTTTAATTGATGCTATAAATTATGATTTAAATACTGATGGGTTAGATAATACAAAGGCAACTGCTGTTAGAAATAGTTTAACAATTACAAACAATGAACCTGCTACTGGAGGTTCAAGTGGTGATAACCTAAATGATGTCAGAGAAAATGCTTTATCTTTTATGGCAACACAAGGTAGGGCAGTTACATTACAAGATTATATAACGAGAGTATATTCACTACCACAAAAATATGGCAATATTGCTAAAGCTTATATAGTTCAAGACGAACAATTAGATAATAAAGCTGGTGGAGATATTAATAAAGCTTCATTTGAAAGTAATCCATTGGCATTAAATCTTTATGTGTTGGGTTACGATTATAAAAGAAATTTTGTTAATTTAAATGAAGCTACTAAGCAAAATTTAAAAATATACTTATCTCAATATAGAATGATGACAGATGCCATTAATATTAAAAACGCATTTATTGTAAATATAGGTGTTAAGTTTTCAATAATAACCCAACGAGGGTTTAATAAAAATGAAGTATTGATGAAATGTATTGATGCAGTAAAAAATAATTTTGATGTTAAAAAATGGCAAATAAATCAACCAATAATTTTAAGTGATATTGCATATAAAATATCATTAGTAAATGGTGTGGCAAGTGTTGTTCCACCAAAAGAAGATAATCCTCAAAACTCTATGATTTTATTAAGTAATTTATTTGATAACGATGCTGGATATAGTGGTAATGTTTATGATTTGGATGCTGCAACAAAAGAAGGAGTTGTGTATCCATCATTAGATCCATGTATTTTTGAAATCAAATTTCCTAATTTAGATATTGAGGGTAAAGTAGTGGGAGACATTTAATGTATTATTTTCAATATCCAGTATCAGACACAACAATATATGAGGGAAATTTAACTTCATCATTAAATGCTGGTCAAGATGAAATTTTAGAAGTACAAAAAATAATAGATAAAACTGGAACAATAGTACAGGCATCTCGTATTTTAATAAAATTTGATTATACAGATATAATAAGAAAAAGAAACTCTAATGCTATTCCTGCTGATGCTAAATATTACCTAAATTTATACGATGCTGGTTCAACAGAATTAAAAACAGAACAGTCACTTCATGTATATATGATTAGTGGTAGTTGGAATCAAGGTAGTGGTTTCAGTACAAGTAATCCAACCGTAGAAGATGGTGCTAGTTGGAAGTATAGGGGAGATAGTACAACTGCAAATTATTGGTTAACACAACAAAAAGGACTTACTTTAGCTAGTGGTTCATTAACTATATTAAACGGAGATTATGACAATCAAGATTTATTAATAGGAACTACTGAATTTACTTTTGTTAGTGGTTCACCAACTATATTTAACGATAGTTCAACACAAATATTTGTAGAATCTGGTTCTACTACAGGAAGTTCTGTAAATAATTTAAGAGATGCTATAAATAATAATTCTACATTACATAATTTACCAATAAGTGCTAGTGTTATTGGAAGTAATCCAGATAAATTAATTTTATCAGGTAGTAGTATTGGTACTCTATCAAATCTCGGAGCTGCCTCTTCATCTAACTTATTTTCTTTTGATGGTAATAAAATAAGTGCGTTAGAAGGTGGTACCAGTGAAACTTCTGAAGATCCAACCGATGGTGTAGGTGGTACTTGGTTTACTGCAAGTTATAGTAATCAATACAATGTTAGTTCATCATTTGATTTAGTTTATGGAACTACAGATTTGAGAATAGATGTAACTGATTTGGTAAATAATCAAATACTATCAAGTTCTTTTTATGGAAATAATGGATTTATTTTAAAAAGAGAACATATACCAACAAGTCAAAGTTTATTTACGGTATTTGATCCAGCAACCGCTACAGGTTCAGCTGAACATAATACGGAACATTTGGGTAATTTAAAATTCTTTTCTAAAGAAACTCATACAATATATCCACCTAAAATAGAAGTAGAGTGGGATGATTCACAATGGAATACTGG